CTCCTCTTGTGTGAAAGTAAACGAGACATGATCCTCGAAGATTTACATTTTGCTTTTAAATTTGAGAATATCTTTACGAATCTAAAGGCGCCTCATGTGGATTACATCAAACCCTATTTTAGAGAAGGAGACCCAAAAGAAATCTATATCCCTTTGAATGAATGCGCCTATCATTTGATTGAAACCAAGAATCGAATGGACATCTTTTACTGGATTGATTGGATGATTCAATACGACGAATCTTGTCTCAAGAAGAAAAAACCTTTGTCCTGTGTGACACGGGAGTTTGTCACCGTGAAAAGCAACAATATCATTTGGATTTTATTTGAATTGATCTTATCCTTTCAGGAACCGGTTGTATTATACAAAGTGTTGCAATCTTTGATGAACCTATTTAGTATTAAATATACTCCTACCATCAATAAAAAAAGGAAATCTATTTTGAATTTATGCATCTTACTCATCATCCATGATTCCGTGGACTTTTCTACCAAGTTAATTGAGAATACTTCCGTCTTTATACCCCTACAAGAAAATATCAAACTCATTTTTGAACAAATCAAAAAAAATGAGATTCACACAGATTAAATATTTATCTATACAAATGGCAAAAAATATATTACGTAAACAGTTCGAACCTATGTACGGCAAAAACAAACCCTATTCTAAACCAGAACCTTTGCCCGATGCAAAAGAATCTTTTTCCGAAACCATAGACCCCTTGCCCCCCTCCGTTACGGTCACGCATGTTATTTTATTTACGATATTTATTCTATTTACTCTTATGATTTATCTAAACCGCGCCAAGATCTATGACTTTTTTCAAAAAATATACAATGATTTCAAACCAAGTGACCAAATTGATCAGGTTGAAAAAACGTATCATGATTTTTGTAAACAAGACCAGAAAGTGTTAGAACAAATTCTAGAAACCGACAAGATTATCCTAAAGACCTTGGAACAAAAGGAAAAGGGTCAACTCCAAGAAGATAAAAAACAAGAGGCGGGAGGGGTCCACCAAATACAAGAAAAAATAAATCGTTACAGCAATGAACAACAAGTCAAAGGAAATGGTTTTTGTTATATCGGATATGACAAAAATCAAAGAGAATGCACCAATGTTTACGAAGGAGACATTTGTATGAGTGGACAGATTTTTCCTACCATGGCAGTTTGTTTAGACCCACATCTACGTCCTTAAAGAGATTTCTTAAAGGGAATGGAAGGATTTAATCGATACCCTGGAAAAAGAACATCTTTCACTCCACTATACGTTGGCGCAAGTAAGGGATACACCGCGGGACAATCTTCTCTCGATAAGTTTTTGATCGCGTATTGACTCATTCCAGAAGATCCTTTTATTTTAGAAAACCGACTAAAGGTTTGTTTCTTCGTTGGCAAATGCCCATGTGGATGTGTATTTTGATTGTATTGCAATACCTCTACTTTACGTCTCATTTTGTAATCTTCATACATGTTCACGTCGGTAAAGACGAGATTCTGTCCGGTCTCTCTACTGTCGAGTGTGGTGACCGGGGGGATAGGATTACTTGGATTGGATCCAACCGTTCTGAGTTGTATCAGTCTATTATAATCGGGGTTTGACGTGCACGCTGGATTCTTGGATAAACTAGACCGGTTCATCTTATATGACGTCTATTTTTTTTGTCAAGGGTATTTTATCTACCGTATGTTTTTCATACACATAGGTGCAATTGTGTTTCTCAGGCAGTTGATGTTTGATACAAAAGAACTGCTCGCATTTACACTGAAGAATCACCACGGATTTCTTTTTACAATGAACGCACCACATGTATATAACGATCCATTCTTTTTATAGAATATCAATTTTTTCTTGGACTGGTTTCGTTTCAGGATTTGTCTCGGATTCCTTTACTCTCTTGGTGATGACGTTCTCTCCCTCAAACATCTCCCTTCGAATCTCTTCCATGGTTGCGTTTACGCCTAGATTCTTTTCTTGACTATTCATGTTTTGAATAGAGACCAGTTCACCCTTCTCATTAATCGTCTGGGTCAAACGATTATTGGTTTGTTTCGCCTTTTCTACATTTTCTTGAATCGCCTTCAACTTACTCTCCTTGACGCGCTTGTCAAACTCCATTTTGGCGCTGTCTTCATTCTTTTTCTTTTCGTGCATGAGTTCGTTCAACTCCTTCTCGAGGTATTGCACATTCCCGGTCTTATACGCCTCTGGATGAAACGGGACCCAAAGACCTACCGGTCCCACATAGACATCGTGATTTGGATCTATTTCGCGAATCATTTTACAACGAAGTTCCGCTTCACCTTGAGTGGGGAACACACCTCGAACTTTAATGCCTCGAACCGACGTCTGAAAAGAATGCTCCTTGTTATACGCGTCATTCAATTCGGTTTCTTTACGATCTAAAAAGGTTCGGTAGTCGTTCTCTACATTCTGGTAAAGACTCTCCTTCTCTGTCTCCACAAAGGAGGTAAACTCCTCCGTAAGTTCATCTATTTTGATGTTGTATTTAAAAGAAACAAAGTTTAGAAAGGAAGTGAACTTCTCCATGGACTTTGTAAAATCATACGCCTTTAAAAACTCTGAGAAGAAAAACCGATCCTTGTTTTGAATCTCATTCTCTGGCGAAATAAAAGACAAACAGACAAACTTTTGTTCCGCAATCGGTTTATCCTCATCCAGTAAATCAATCAACTTGGGTTTGTCATTGGACTTTGATTTAGATAAAGTATTTGTCATTTTATACTTAACTACGGTTTTATTTATATATTTTTCTTCCTTTATTATATAATGGAAAAACAAAAACAGGTTCTTGTTCTAAAATATATCATTGAAGGATTGATCGTTGCCTTGGCATGTTTTGCGATTCCCAAACGTTCGATGCACATGATAGAAATTTTACTCATTGCATTGATCGCCTCTTCTACCTTGGTGATTCTAGAAACCTATATTCCATGTTCTCATGGATATAAAATTGATTTAAACTAAACCTTTATTCTTTAGATAAAATGGAAGGACTTGTGATTGCGTTTATCTGTAAGGGACTGCACGCCACGGTGGATCATTATCATACCTTTGGCACTCAATATTGGGATGATTGCAACGATCAATATAAAAAGGGGTTTTATTTCATCTATTATTTTCAAATGAAAACTGTTCGCATACATCGTATTCTTGATGTATTGCCTTCACATGAAAGACCCGAGGTCATGAAAGATTGGTATTCGCCTGGTCGAATATTATGTTTAAGTGAACCCATCAAGGAATTTACTTGGGAAGAATGGACCCAAGATTTGGGCATAGGTGCACCTTATTCCAACCAACATCATTCGACCTACACGAAAAGTTGGACCCTGGATGAATTAGAATTAAGATTCCCCCATTTTGATTTTCAACGATTTAAAACGATCCTCGAGGACGAAGACTTGGACGAAGACTTGGACAAAGATCTAGCGTTGGTAGATGAAGTGTATCAACGGGTTGTTCGAAATACAACTTACACGATTGTTGAATGGAGACAAAAGTATATGTTATTGGAGGACAACAAGATCAAAGAAATCACAGAAACCATCGATGCCTTGAAACAAGAACTAGAAGATACTTTGAAAGAAAAAGAAGAAATCCATAAAGGGTCCAGAGATTCTGACATTATCCAGCGTGAAACAGAAATCAAAATGAACCAGTTCTTTCAAGAGTATCTTTAATCCTGTAGGATTATACCGTAGGAATAAAATCCCAGTCTAGTTCCTTGCATATTTTTTTCCATATCTCGTCTTGTTCCACCTTTTTTTGATCTTTCAACATGGGAAAAAACTCTAGATACTGTGTCTCGCCTAGTAATTCACACAACTTATACAGCGTATAATAGTAATTCAAGAAATTCACGCGATCATCCGGGCAATATTTGGCATAAGGACGCTGAATGTCCATAAATAAGTTGCACAGAATTTCCTCCAATTTGGGAGTCATGACCGGGGGTTTGATTCCCAATTTATCCTTGATAAACGGAATATGTTCATAATATTTGTTAAACCCTAATTTCTTCAGAATTTCTTTTGTTTTTTTATTGTTAAGTTCACTGGTTTGAATACGCTCTTTCTTCACTTGATTCATAATGGTGGTAATAATTTCGGGTGGAATATCGGTAGATTCTTTCGCCTGAAATTGAGACAAAATCTCCCTGAAATGGTTGATGCGTTTATACGCATAAAACGAGACTTCTTTGGGAGGTTCCTTGTAAGAGGGTTTGTCATTGTCTACCAAAAACTTATGGTTGGTAAAACAGTGATTGCAAATAATAATCCCTTCATGATTGACCTTGATCAGTTCGCCTATCGTGCAATTTTCACAAAGGGTTTTGTTATAAGAGTAACATTTCAAATTAATCGACTCAAAACAATTCTTTTCCATGTAGGTTTTCACACAATCGTTCATCGTATCTAAAGGTATGTCACTTTTGTCTTTGACATTAAAAAAGGTGTTGATCTTTTTCTTTTGGTTCATGTTCTTGTCAATGTCTTGCTTGGACTCGAAATATTCAAACAAAGATTTTGAGTTTTCTAAATAATATTGATTAATGTCTTCTAATATGAGTTCCTTTTTCCGTTTCAGGGTATGAATATGCTGTGAAATGGTTACGGTATTTTCGTCGGTTCTTTTTTTTTCAAGTTCTTCTATTTTGTTATTTAATTTAGGAATAATTACACTTTTTTTATGATAAAAATCTTTAAGTTTTTTATGATACAACTTGTCTAGCGTTTCGTCATATTTTAGATTCATTTATAGAATACTAGGAAAAGGTGTTTATCTCTTTTTACATTTATTTAGTAAAATTATAATTTTTTTTTCTTTTCCTATTCTATAAAATGGGAGGAGGTCTGATGCAATTAGTAGCTTATGGTGCTCAAGATGTTTACCTTACCGGTAACCCCCAGATTACTTACTGGAAGGTCACTTACCGCCGTCACACAAACTTTGCGATGGAATCCATTGAGCAGACCTTCAATGGACAGAGCGATTTCGGTCGTCGCGTCACCTGCACCATCTCGCGTAACGGAGACCTCGCTTACCGCACGTATCTTCAGGTGACTCTTCCTGAGATCAACCAGGGCATGGCAGCGAAGGACAAGGCGGTTTACGCTCGGTGGTTGGATTTCCCCGGACACCAGCTCATCGACGACGTGGAGGTGGAGATTGGTGGTCAGCGCATTGACAAGCACTATGGTGATTGGATGCAACTCTGGGTGCAACTCACCATGGACCAGAACCAGGAGCGTGGTTACAACAAGATGGTGGGTCAGACCACTCAACTCACTTTCTTGACCGATCCTACGTTCGCGGACGTGGACGGACCGTGCGACGCACAGGCGCCTCACCAGGTGTGCGCTCCTCGTAACGCCCTTCCTGAGACCACCCTCTACATTCCTCTCCAGTTCTGGTTTTGCAACAACCCTGGTCTTGCTCTTCCCCTTATTGCTCTCCAGTATCACGAGGTCAAGATCAACATTGATCTTCGCGCCATTGATGAGTGCCTCTGGGCGGTCAGCGACCTCAACGCCACCTCGGGTGACCAGAAGGTTGCCACCGCTTACGCTCAGTCGCTCGTGTCGGCGTCCCTCTACGTGGACTACATCTACC